CCAGACAACCAAGTAAAAGAAACCGCATCTGGTCACATCATTTCATATGATGATACGCCTGGCGGTGAACGTATTCTAATCAAACACCGTAAGGGTGCAGGGGTAGAAGTCCGTGCAGATGGATCTGTTGTTATTAGTGCAGTCAATAACAAAGTAGAAGTAACTGGTGGAGATCAAACACTAATAGTTGAAGGTAACGGTAAATTAGTGTATAATGGTAATCTGAATCTTGAAGTAACAGGAGATTACAATGTAAACGTTGGGGGTGATTACAACCTCAATGTTGACGGAGATGCTAATACAAGTATCCGTAAGAATAACACAACTAAGGTTGGTGTCAATACAAACTACACAACAAAAGGTAGTGCATCAATCAAAACAGTTGAGCATGAAGCACATACTGTATTGGGTAACCATGATCATATTGTTAAAGGTTACTGGAAGAATAACATTGGAGCAGAAGCAGAGATCTTTACTGCTAATAGATTCCAAGTATCAGCAGAAGAAGAATTTGCAATGTCCGCATTGCAGGGTAATATATCCGCAACTGAAATATCTGTATTAGGTATGAAAGGTGCAATGGGTGGTGAACAAGTAGAAATGACTTCACCTGTATACATGGGGCCGAAGGGTGCAGTACCATTTACAAGTGGTGCATCATTCTATGGATCTTTCCATGGACAAGCACTGGAAGCAATCAAGTCTAAGTATGCACACAAAGCAGAGAATGCTAAGACATCTCAGAAAGCATCGAAGGAATCGCCTGGGCAACCAAGTGGTGGTGCACCAGATGTACCTACAAATATGGAGACACTATCTCCATTGAAACCTGTACCTATTTGTGATGCTGTTGCAGGTATTCTATCAGAAGGACATTTATCAATTAGACCAATCGTAATTGATCCGAAGGATGATCTACGTAACAAGTTACTCTTCAGAGATGACTATGGTGGTTTATACGAAAAGGTACCAACACTTGACGAAGTACGTTCTACATTAAGAGATCTGGCAAACAGAGATGTAACAAATGACGAAGGAACTAAAGTAGTAGATAAACTTGTAGCAGACGGAGTACTATCTGGAGAATGGAAAGTACCGACACCTCCAAAGACTGGACGTGTTGCACCTGCTACCACATCACCAAGATTTGGTTATACTGCTCTGGGTAACTCAGTTGATAATAGAGGTAAGAGATTTAAGTAATGGAACATGTTCAAGTACACGACATTCCAAACTTTGAGGCACTTCGTAGTGAAGTAATGTCACACATACCTGTAAGTGATCTTCCAGTCTCTGGGGATTATGACGTGTACGAAAAACCAGACACTTGGTCTGCAACTAATAAACCGTACTACATGACTGTGCAACGTATGGTTGATGAAGCATGTAACAAATATTGTGTTTCTTGGGGATGTACTACTTGGACTCTCAACACTATGTGGTATCACATGTATAACAAAGGTGGAACTTATAGTAATCATACTCATACTCTTGCAAATATGGCAGGGGTTATTCACTTGGTATTAGAAGATGAAAGAGATTGTACCGATGTTATGGGATTTGATCAACCTATTAAAGAAGGACAGGTAGTTCTGTTTCCATCAATGCATCCACATAAGTCACCGATTGTCCATGGATCTAAGATTATTATAGGATTCAACTGGGACATATATCACGATATGAAAGAATATGAAGAGGTAGAAAAAATATGATTATAGTACCAGATCAAAAATATAACCCTAACTTTGTAGAGACTATTACGTCTGGGACTAAACTATCGCCTGGATGTTCTATTGCAAAGTTCCTTGGATCAAAAGGTGATCCATGTAGTTTGTCAACCATAAGCAAGTATCAGAATGATCAAGATGCTCGTAAACAACTTGCACGTAATCTATATTTACATGCAGAATTGTTTCGTATGATAAACGGTAATATAGACTTTTTTAAAGATGTTAGACTGGTAGTTGTGGAAGGTGTCTACAGAGGTGGGCCTCTCGAAACAGTCGGTGGAGATAATATTAAGAAACAAGATGGTCAAATGGTATCATATAGAATGATTGATGAGAATGGTTCTGTTGATTTCGAAAGAACATTTGATCTTGCAGAGTATTGGAAAGACTATGCAAACTACGACAAACTCATGTTAGAGTATGATAATTGGAATCCAGATGGATCATTGAATGCACAGGTTACTATAGAAGTACCAAAAGTACCAGAAACATTTGATCTACAGTTTGGTAAGAAGATTGAAACTTTCTATAATGGAACACTTTTAAGTGCAAATGAGTTACTCGAAGTCGTAAATGATGTATAAATAGACTTATAGAATTTAGGAAACTATAATGGCACGAGCATTTTCGGTAGAAGACGGAGGATTAAATAAGACTTCAACAGTCAAATCTTCGAGAGCGAGAGAGTTTTTAGATATCGATTTATCCTTTACTCCAAAGAGTGCAGGAGATCTTTATAAGAAGACTTCAGTATCATCTGTGAAACAAGCATTAAGAAATGTCTTGTTGACACAGAGAACAGAGAAACCATTTGCTCCATACTTCGGTGCTAACTTGAGAGAGTATTTGTTTGAGCATGCGGATTATATTACTGAAAATAAAATGAATAGTGCAATTATAGAAAGTATAAGAGCATATGAACCTCGAATCAATCCACAGACTGTTAAAGTATACAGTAAGATGGAACCAGATGCAAATGCTATTACACTGACAATTATATTTAACATACAAAACTCTACAGCAGACGAAGAGTTTACTACAAGACTTACAAGGTTACGATAATGGCAACAACAATTAATTCAAGTTCTTTAGACTTTAATGCTATCAAGCAAAATCTAAAGACGTATTTAAAACAACAAAAAGAATTTAAGGACTATGACTTCGAAGCATCTGGTCTGTCTAATATTCTGGATGTTCTTGCATATAATACACACCTTAATGGTCTGACTGCTAACTTTGCTCTTAATGAATCATTTCTAAATACAGCACAGTTAAGATCCAGTGTAGTATCTCATGCAGAAACTCTTGGATATATTCCTGCATCAAAAACAGCATCTCAAGCAGTTGTCAATATGTCATTTAATATTGGTACTTCACAAGCAGATGTACCAGAGAAACTACAGATTGCATCTGGTTATAAGTTCACAGCAAACGTAAACGATGCATCATATACATTCCAAACACAAGCACTTATCGAAGCAGTAAACGATGGTAATAACTTCTTCCAGTTTAAGACACTGGACGGAGATACTAACATTCCTATCTTTGAAGGTATTGCACGTACTAAGACATTCTTCGCAGGAGAAGATTCCGAAGAAACAGTATACGTTATTCCAGATACAAACCTTGATCGTGCTACAGCAGTAATTAAAGTATTTGATAGTTCTACTTCAAGTGACTTTACTACATACATCAATCTGGAAACAGCAAATAACATTACAGCAACAACACCTGCTTATATTTTAAAAGAAGCACCAAACGGATTCTATGAATTAACATTCGGTAATGGATCTACATTGGGTGCAGTACCAAAAGCAGGAGCAAAGATTACAGTCGAATATCTATCAGTAGATGGAGAGAATGCCAACGGTGCAAGATTGTTCGAACCTTTAAATACAGTCGAAGTAACTGAACCACCTTCTGGTATTGGTCTTGAACAGTTACCAATTGTATCTACAGTAAATAGATCAGTTGGGGGTGCACAGAAAGAAACTCTCGATTCTATTCGAAGAAACTCTCCTTTCCGTTACGCATCACAGAACAGAATGGTAACACACTCAGACTATTCAACGTTGATTCTACGTAGTTATGGCACATACATAAATGATATCATTGCATGGGGTGGAGAAGATAATGTTGTCCCAGAATATGGAATGGCATTCTTATCAGTAGACTTCAAAGCAGATATCGATGCAACATTACGTGCAACAATAAAAGATAACATTGAAGTATTAGTAGATCAATTATCAATCGCATCATTTGGATTGAAGTTCACAGATCCTATTACTACATTCCTTGAGACAAACGTATTCTTCCAGTATAACCCAGATTATACTAACTTGTCAATTAATACTTTGCAAGAAAATGTAAAAACAGTTGTACAAGGTTATTATAATAGTAACATTGGTAAGTTCGGACAAGCATATCGTAGATCTCAATTATTAACATTAGTGGATGATGTATCACCTGCTATTCTATCATCTCGTGTTGAAACTAAGATGCAACAGGTATTCACACCATCATCTGGTGTTGAACAGGACTTTGTATTCAGTTTCCCTGTACCTATTGCGGTAGCAGATGATATTAACACGGTTATACAAACATCTACATTCTTATTCTTACCTACATACGATCCAGTAAAGAACCCTACACCTACAGTTAAGACATGTAAACTACAGAATAAGTTAGGAAGCAATAAGTTACAAGTTATTGAATCAGCAACAGGTGATATTATTATTGACAATGCAGGATCATTTAATGCATCCGCAGGAACAGTATCACTGATTGGATTTAAAGCAAACAGTAGTGATGCAATTAAATTGAGTGCATCGGCGGCAAACGCATCTGCTATCGTACCTACACGTGAGTATATTCTTAAATCAGATAACACACGTTTAAGTGCGAAAGGTATTCGTACAACTGCATCAAACTAAGAGTAGTATATGACTCAGCATTTTGACAAGACATTAAAAGATACGAAAAGACGTGATCTAAATTTGCGTGAACCGCAGATTGAGTCTGTCTTACCAGAACATTATCTTTTAGAATATCCGAACTTCGTAAATTTCTTAAAGAAATACTACGAGTTTGAAGGTGGATCTGAGTCTACTACAGAGTTTTTAGATAACATCTTTGATACAAGAGATGTAACATCTACAGATTTAAAACTACTTGAATACTT